CATTACTTCAATGTCAATGTAGTAAGCATTCCTCTGATAGAAGGGATGTGTTGATATTCCAACGGCCATTTTCCTGAAATTTGACGGTACATTATTGAAGTTGGCTGCATCCGTTTTTTCATAATATCTTGTCTAATTTTATATACATTTTTCCAAGCGCGCTGTATTATTTTCAACCAAACTGTTTTTATTATACAAATACACTCGTCACCGCGTAAATAATAAATTTCTCCAATCTCAATATTTAAATAATTTGAGTCTTTGATTATATTATTGTAATTCCTTATTATATCGTGTTGTAAATCACCAAAATTCTTTTGATAATATTTTTTATAAAAATTACAAATATTATTAAAATTACTTGGTGGTTTATGAAATCTTTGAAGCACCATAAAATGACCATTTATATTGGGGTCAGAATTATTTGTAATTCCGTGTATTTTTTTATTGTATAATTCTGGTATCACAAGATTATATTTAGTGGAATTGTACAAAATATTATCGTGTTGTATACTTACTATAGTTTCTATCGTTTCACTCGTTTCTATACTATCAAAGCTATCAACGCTTTCATCAGATGAATCGCTATATGTACTATCGGTACTATTTATATTATTTATATCAGTCATATTATTTTATTAGAAATATAAAGAATAATATTTAAGGTATATATTTTTCATTTTTTTTAAAAAATATATATATATTATATATCATGAAAACCAATTTTAAAATTCAAAAGTTACTTCACAGTAAAAGAGTCTTGAATGTCATTGCTGTTGTAACATTTTTAAATATTATAGCATTCATAATGTTAAATAATATACACGCAATCATATATTTCATCATAATTGGTTCAATAACGTATTTTTTCAGTAAAAATATGATACTAGTATTAGGTATTCCACTTATTTTAGTAAATTTATTGATGGTTATTTACAACACGAGTTCCAATACTTTATTTTATAAAGAAGGTATGGAAAATAAGGATGAAATGTCCTCTACTGCTGACGTTGACCCATTAAATAAAAATAAAGATTCTAAAAATACAATGACAAAAGATTTAAAAAACGTTGCTATTGCTAACAAAAAAAATAAACCATCGCCTACAACTAACCAAGGTCTAGTGATGACACCTTTAGATCACGAGAGTGATTTGCGTAATACTATGTCCATCGACAATGATAAAGACAATGATGCTACCGAAAATGAATCATTTGAAGTTGGACGCGGTAAAAAAAACAGCAATGGATACAACATAGACTATGCTTCCACAGTTGAAGACGCTTATGATGAATTAAATAAAATACTAGGTAGCGATGGTATTAAGCGTTTAACAAGCGACACTCAAAATTTGATGAAGCAACAGCTTCAATTAGCCGAATCTATGAAAAATATGCAACCTCTTATAGCAGGAATGGCTCCGATGATGTCACAAGCCAAGGATCTATTAGGAAGTTTAGGAGATAGTGGGAACATGGGAGATTTAGCTAATATCGCAAAAAAATTCTCGGCTGGTTTAGGTGGTAAGAATTAGAGCACTTGTAAGAATTCAAATGTATATTGTAAATTTATTATAGTGTTATAATAAAACACTATAATGAATTATATGGAACTATTAGAAATAGGCGATGTGAATGATTTTCATAATAAATGGGGAAATATTGATTTTTCAAATGATACTAACAGCGATTTTGTAATATCTAAGTGGAAAGCTATTCATGTTTTGTTTTATGATTACAATGATGTAATCAGTAAAAGCAAAAATATATGGTTCAATGAAATAAGAGAAATTGGACTGTATAACTTATTTTTTACAGATCCGACTTATTTCTCTCAATATTTTTCGGACGAGACTAGTGATATATTGAATCAACTTCTATCACTACAAGAAAAATGGATTGGTATTATTTTTGAATGCGCAGATGGAGTTTGTAATGGTGATAATAATTACGAGCTTTTATCATTTGTTAAAAAAGGTGGACAAACAACATCACATGACTTTGAGTTAAATATACGCCACAACGGTGTTGAACAAATAGTGAAAATTGAATTCAAATTTTCATCGAGTTCAAAAGATAAAATAACTCAATTAGCTGAATTTGCTGCTATTAACACTGAAAGTGCTTCGGGTCAGTTGCTTTTTGGTAGTTCTTATTTAGATTTTTTTTGGCCTGTTTCTAATGAAAGAAATTTCATACAAGAAATGTGTAATGCTGTAAATATACAACTACCAAGAGATAGAGAAAGTTGGAAGAAAATCGCGAAATCCGTTGCTGTTCCAAAAAATGGTCCTGCTCGAGATTTTCATCTACGTTTACGTGAAAGTGATATTATGAAAAACGAGGGTAAAAAAAGAATAGTCAACGAATCTTTTGATGTATTTATTACACAAAAACTCGGTTTTATTCGTGATAACCTTTCTGAAATATCCAATATATTCAATACCAAACAAGAAGATAAATTTTTTTGTATTTTCAGTACCGGGACATTCAAAAAAGATACGATTCCTTTGATTCAATTAACTGATGTTATCAAAGTGGGAGAACATACTTTTGAATTGATTACAACAACCGATAACAATATCCGATGCGACATGTCATGGGGAAATGGTGGAGCTGGAAATCAGAACCCTAGAGTATTATTTAAATTATCTCCTAAACCTGCTGCTAGAAAAGGTGGGTACAAAAAACGAGGTGGAAAGTTGAATGGTGGCGATGGTGACGGTGACGGTGACGACGATGACGATGAATACGATTGGTTTGATACCCACGAGGAATTAGCGATTGGTGATATTGCCGGAATAGATGAACTAGAAGAGATTCAAGGCGATTCTGACAAAATAATAGAAATTAAGGATGTCAATGAACCTCAGCAAGAAATATTGAATACAATGAAATTGCGGTCTGGTAAAATCTATAATATACCCAGTCAAGTTAAAAAAGGGGGTAATTATAAACATATCACAAAAAAAATAAACAAAAATACGAAAATTAAGAAAACAAGGAAAACAAAGAAAACAAAGAAAACAAGGAAAACAAGGAAAACAAAGAAAACAAGGAAAATAAGGAAAACAAGGAAATAAAAATATCGTATTTGAATCACAACAAATAAAGGATAAATATATTATTTAATATTTTGATATATTATATAATATGAAAAAATGTCCTCCTGGCGTAATATGTATTGAAAATGTAACTATTTTTTTTATTGGTATTGTTTCAATAGTTTTATTTTACGTATATTTTACCTATTTTCATAAAAATATAAATAACCCTGATCAAGTACTTATATCCCAAACCCCGAATTTTCCATATACGAATTTACCACCATTGTCACCATTTTTACCTCCTCAACTTCCAGCAGATGTTTTATTGAATCCATACGTTCCTCCTTTAAAAGACGAACGATATTTAATACCACAGATTAATATAATTCCACCAGGAAGAGTTCCTATTAATGTTTCAACAAATGTTGGTGCGGTTGATACAAGTTATAGACAAGTGGGTATTTTACACCCATTAAATAAACAAAAAAGTGAAAATTTACTGCCTTTAATGGGAAGACCAGTTTTTACAAATAGAAATAAATGGCAATATTATACAATTAGTAATCAATACAACAGTATAAAATTGCCTGTAATTGTCAAAGGGAGAAGCGGTACAAATGAATATGGTGTAGATGAAATAAATAATGGTGATCGAGTACGTATTCAAGGGTTGAATGATGTTTATAAAGTGAGTGTATATGATAACGATACGATTCAATATTTACCGTTTATATGATGATGTTATAGGATGGTTAGTTTTTCTTTGGTAGTCTTTATTCTGTATTTAGAGCCATTGTTTCAGCAGCGTGATTAACAGTTTCAAACGCGTCTTGATTCATATTTGATGTTTCATTAGAAGACAAGTTCATATGAGAAACAACCTTGGAAGCAATTTGGGAACTCAAAAAATCAATGACTTGATTGAATGATTCTGTTACAGTTCCTGATGTTTTTTCATTTGTTGTAGATATCAACGGTGTTTCTTGTCTTTCTAATTGGGGTTGTTCTTCTGATATTTCTTGTGTTTCTAATTGGGTTGGTGATTCTGATGCTTCTGATGTTTCTTGTGTTTCTAATTGGAGTGGTTGTTCTTCTGGTTTTCTCTCTTCGTTTGTTGCATTTGTAGTTGTATCACTAGCATTTTCTTCATCAATATCGTTGAATAATGTTGAGGATGGTCTCTCTTCATCACTCAAACTTGATGTCTCGGAATCTCTTGATTTCATATCAGCTGGTGGGAAAATTAAGGGTTCTTCCGGTATTTTATTTTGTGATACAAAATCATTCGAATCTTCACGCGTTGTTACTGGTACTTCATTTGATAGCATACTATTATCTTTTTCGCGTTCTCCTAATGATACATCGTCTTCACTTGATGCGAGAGGTTCCGAATTTGTAGGCAGAGGTTCCGAATTTGTAGGGAGAGTTTCCGAATTTGTAGGGAGAGGTTCCGAATTTGTAGAGAGAGTTTCTTGTCCAGATAGCGATTCATCTAGTTTAGTTTTGCCATCATCACCACCTGTTATTCTTTTCAATGTTTTATTTGCTAAATTTAAATGTCTTTTTCTAAATGTATTAATATTTTTATTTTTTTTAATAAGCTTTTTATATTTCTTCTTACTTTGATTTTTTTTATTCAATATTTTAGATACTTTACCTTTAGTTAATTTCATTATTATATAAATAAATTAATATTTTTATTTATATAATTATATAGTAATGACAACCACAGATCAAACAATTAATATCAGTTCTGAAAACATTTATAGCAATTGTGATTTAAAATGTTCATACAATTATAAATATACTCAAAGTAATTCTATTGCTACAAACAAAGGAGTATATATTTCTTTAACTTACGATAAAGGTACATCTTCTCCAGTTAATTACAACAGTCAAAAATATTACGTTTCTGAAATCACTATTTACAACAATTCACTGCATTCATTTAATGGTAATATAGTCAATTCTGAAATTATCATTGAACATGCTCCAGAAATGGGCGGAGATCTATTATATGTATGTATTCCAATTATTAGTTCTACTAACACAACTGACGCATCCACTATTTTATCGGACATTATTCAAATCGTTTCTAGTAATGCTCCAAATGAAGGCGAAACATCTAGTTTAAACATTTCTAATTTTGACTTGAACAATATAGTTCCTAAAAAACCTTTTTATGCTTACACTGGAACAAGTGGATTAAAAGGACAAGTTATTGTTTATGGAATGAACTATGCTATACCATTGAATGAAACATCTTTGACAAATTTAACAAAAATCATTCAACCATATCCTTTGCCATTATCTGGAGGCAATTTGTTTTTTAATAAAATAGGCCCTAATAATATTCAATTAAACGATGGTATTTATATTTCATGTCAACCAACTGGTTCATCGGATGACGAAATTAATGTAACTTACACAAAAGCATCGTCTTCGCAAAGTGTAAATAATGATTTT